ATCTCAACTTCTTCGGTTCCTTCTGGAGTCTCAACCTCTTCGGTTTCAGTCTCGGTTTCTTCTGGTTCCTCTTCTTCCATTTCTGGCTCTTCCATCTCTGGGGCTTGCTTGCCTTGCATTGCTGCTTGCTTGGATTTCTCCTTTTGAATCTCGGCGCGAGCCTTAGCTTTCTGAAGCGCGAGTTGAGTGATGCCTTGTTCTTTACGCTGCTCGGTGCGTTGAGCGTGACTGATAGAAGCTTTGCCGACTGAAATATCAGCAAGTTTCTTCTTGGTATCAATTTCAATGCCAGATTTAGCAGCGAGGTATTGAAGTTTGATGTCTTCTTCGGAGTTAGGTTGACCTTGTTTCTGAGCTTCAGCTTGAGCCATTTCAACGTAAACTTGTTGAAGTTGATCTGCCATTCCCTGTGCTTCCTGCATTCCACCCATGAATTGTTTCAAAAAGTCCTGCTTGGATTCATCCTTGGCGATATACTCAACGTGCGCCATGATATGACCACCTTTGAATTTAACAGAACGAACTGCAAGTGATAGGTCTGCCAGTTCTGGTTGACCACCTTGAACAGCTTGCATGGTCATCTGCAACTGCATCATCATGTCCTGCAAGTGACCAACAGCGTGTTCAATATGCGGATCAGTTGGCAATACAGGGAAGTTTTGTGGATTAACAAAGGCATCTGTCATTCCAGCGTTCTCAAATCCGATTACGCGAGCAGTATCAGTAATCTTAGTTGGCTTGGTATTCCGGTAACGGGCTACATTGTCCCGGCCAGATAATGCTGCGATTGCGTCTTTAACTGCGTTCTCTTGTCCTTCGTTGGCTGGAGTAATTGCCGTAATCTGCAACAGCTTCTCTGCCGTAATCAATTTAAATGATGGACTACCTGCCCCACTGATAAGGTTAGAACGAATACTGGTGATATTCTTCCAAGCAGCAGCTTCTTTAGGAGTTCCAAGTTCTTCAAGAATCTCATAGAACTTCTTAACATACTCATATCCATCATCGCTGGATTTAGCACTTACAAAACGTTTATAGAGTTGTTTGAAGTAGAGAGTTTGACACTCGTTGAATCGTCTAATCTGAGTTCCAGATAGTTTTGCTGACTCAGCCGCATCCAATTCTGCCTCACCCTTCGTGCGCTGTTTTCCTCCAGCAGTTGGAGCGTTGATACGATACTGCCCCATGCCCCTATACATATCTCCCATGAAGAATTGCATGAAGCTCATGCTTTCTGCTACTGGAAGCTGGAATCGGTTCTGAATGAACTTTGCGCCATCCGGCATTACGCTGATTGGCAACCATTCCATCTGCTTCAACATCTTCGTGGAATCTGGCCCCTGCCCCTCGATCATCAACATGGAGTTGAGTCGGACAGCATCAACCAATGAGTTCATCGTGAAGTCATACTGGCGGCAGGCTACGAACGCCGACTCTGCTTGGCTCTTGATGTCTTGAAAGAGTCCGCTGCCTACCGAGTCGGTAAGCATATACATTATCTCATCCCATGTATTGAAGAGTCCAACCTTGAGCATCATAAAACCATGTTGAGTCCTGATGTCATCTTCGCTGATTTTACCCGCTCCCTTTACATTGGAGTTGATATAGTCAGCAATCGGTTGATAATCTTGGAGGATAATTGCCTTACTAATTTTGCCATCAAACTCTCTCCAGTAAACTTCGTAGAGGTCGATCTTTTGGTTCACTGACAATGACCAGTTGAATCCTGACTCGCTGATCGTGCGGAAGAAATCCTCGCGTGTTTTACGATGGTTTGTAAATGCGCGGTGGAAACGGATAGCGTCAATTGCTGCATCCACATTCCAACCCATTGCTTCTGCCGCCGCACGATTCTCAATCTTTTTATAGAGTTCGTATGGAGTCAAACGGACACGCCTGACAAACTCCTCAAGGTTGCAAAAGTCGATCCTAATGTCGTCTGGAAAGAGAAGGTCGGAGAGGAAGACGTGTTCTGGCATCCATCCAAGTGGACTATCCCACATTCCAATTCCTTTTCCATACAACAACATTTCCTCAAGGTCTTGTTCTGTGTTGTAGAGGTATCCCGGCCACTCTCGGATTGCTTGGTCAAAGGCAATTGCAATGTTTTCTGAGTTAACGAGTCGTTCTTTTTCATTGCCGAATTTACTTTTGATTGTGCAGCAAGCTTGCCGTTCTGTAATTACATCGTAGTAACTGGACTTTTGGTTATCAACGATAAAACTAAGTTGACCATAATTGACATCCGATTGCCAAGGAAGTCGCTTTTCGGCAAGCTTGCTGTAACCCGTGGGGGGAAAAGATTTGTATGCCTTATAGATACGTATACGTTTGTTCTCGCGCCCGATATTTGCAAGTCGTAGATTATTTGCAATGTTCCAGCAATGCGAAGCGTTGGAGATTCGTGTTTCTGGTGGATTGCCATCTTGATCGAGAGTGGCTAAACTGAAGTTATCATTTCCGATTGAGAGCATAGGATTTTATTTTTATCGGTTACGATAATGAATTCAAGGCATTTCTTCGTTTGTTACATGAACTACATCCGCGAGCCTTATGCTCAAGTTTAGTTCCAAGAACTTTATCAGTAACCGCAGCTACTGTGTGAATAGCTTGCGCGATACGATCACCAAGCCCATCATTATACCAACAACGATCACTTGGTTGCCGTTGGCAAGTTTGATCCTCTACCATTTGTTCAATGTTACTTGGAAGATCAACTCCATTAGATCGGTAGTCTTTTTGAATATTTTGAATAAGACTATTCCATGTGCTTCCATAAACTATCGCTGGATATACGACATCATTACGCTTGATCTCATATTTCCAATACCACCCTCCGACAGGTGCGAGGTTTTTGTTTTTCAGTTTCATCTTGCCTTTGCACGAAAAATATATTTTCTTATTGATATGTCAAGAGTTTTTTCTTCAAACAAAGGTATTCGTCGCTACGGAATTCAATTTCCAGAAAACATGGATGATCTTGGAATTGAGTTATACTGCTACGCTATAAGCCGAGGAGAATACGGAAAAGATTATTGCATCAAACAAAATATAAATCTTTCAGATTTTAAGTTACTATCACCACACGAACACTTCATAAATGCTGTAAAACTCCAGTGGCCGACTGAGGTTTCTATTTATAACAGAGGATATACAAACACCCAGCTACTTAGAACGCTTGAAGAACTATGTAACAATACTGATATTTGTTTAGCTGGAGCCGCTTCAATGGGAAAAAGTTTTCCAGTTGGTCTTTGGGTTTATCTTGATTGGTGTTCTGCCCCGCACTGCACTTCGTCTTGGGTTGCTACTACTACTCTTGGTGCATCTGAAGATCGTATCTGGGGTATCATCTCCAAACTTTGGAAGTGCGCCCGTGTTCAGTTTGGTAAATTAATTGACTATCGTCATATGATTGTATGGGGTGGCGCGGCAGGCGATGAAGATAAAGATTATCGAAATGCGATTAAAGCTCTCGCTTTTCAATCTGGCAATGAAGGTCAGAAGGCTATTGATACTACCCGTGGTCGTAAGAATGACCGGGTTCGTCTTGCGCTTGATGAGTTGCCAGAAATGGAATTGGGCGCGATCACAGCAAAAGTAAACTTATCTGCCAACAATGATATTACTTTTATCGGTATTGGAAACCCATCTGCTGGCGACAATCCCCATACTCGTTGGGCAATTCCAAAAGATCAATCAAACTTTGATTCTGTTTCTCCAGACATGGACAAGTGGGAAACTGGAACTGGCGTTTGTTTGTTCTACAATGGTATGCGCTCGCCTAACTTTGCTGCGCCTGCAAGTGAACCATCTCCATTTCCGTTTCTTATGGATCGTAAGAAGCAGGAAATCATGCTTAAGCAGTGTTATGGAGACGAGAATGCTATTGATTATGTTCGTAACGCTATCGGTTGGTGGCCGAAATCTGGATTTGCCCAAACAATTATTACCGCTGATCTGATTCGTAACGCTGATACAAATGAGGAACCTATTTGGGATTCCGAAGGATTTACTAAAGTAGCAGGCTTTGACACTTCATTTACAATTGGAGGTGACCGATGTGTTCTGACTATCGCCAAACTTGGTTTTGTTCGCGGCACTCGTAATCGTGTTATGTGGTTGGAAAGTCAGAAGGTAATCCAACTATCTGCTAATGCTGCGGCTGAGTTTGAAATCCAATTAGCCACTGAAGTTGTTGCTTTATGCCGTGCCGCTGGTGTTCAACCTCAGAAGTTTGGTATGGACGTATCCGGTGATGGTGGACGAGTCGGACAAGCTATCATTCGTGAGTGGCTACGTTTTGACTCTACAGGAGTTTCTATTGCCCTTATATCATCTATGGGCAAACCTACTGATCGACTCGCGGCAGAGGTCGATAAACGCCCGTGTAAGGATGTTTACGATAGGTTGGTATCTGAGTTTTACTACTCTTGCTATCACGCCTTCAAGAGTCGTGTTATATTCGGTATTGATGCAGCATCTGAGTTGGCGCGGGAACTTTGCCTTCGTAGATACACAATCAAAAACAAGAAGATTGCCATTGAGACTAAAGACGATCTTAAGAGAAGAACAGGTTACTCGCCAGATTTGAGCGATAGTTTGATCTACGCACTCGAAATGGCGCGGCGTAATGGACTTATTTTTATCGGTAACGATAAACCAGTTCCAACTAACCGATTTTGGGCGCGGGAAGAAAAGCTGGCTGATGTTAGTCAAGACGATGACTACGGATCAGACGATAACGGAGACTGGTAAATACTGGGCCAAGGCGTTACTCTTGGTCATGGTTTCAGTGACGGCCCCATGTATTGCCGCTTGGCTCTTTATGCCATTTAAACAAGATTGCTTCAAAGCTCGCAATTAGCTGCATGACTCCATGCTTCCCAGTAAAGATCAATCCAGCATTCCTTCAAGTTCCAAAGTATTCGCTACATCTTCTGGAACTACGATACGAATCATCTTCTCTCCATCAAGAAAACCAAGCGTTTCTTTCATCCGAATATCGCTTTTGCTTACCCAGCATTGGTTGAACCTTTGCCTAAACAAAATCTTTGTTGGGCTTTCGCTTACTTCAGTTCCCTCGCAGATGATGCGGGATTCAAACGTATTATTTGTAGTCATAAATTAAATATCCTAACCCTCTTGCCCATGCAGGGTTATCGTGAATTTTGGTATGGCAAACTCTACAGGTGGCCATGAACATTTCTAAGTTAGAAAGGTTTTTTCCTCTCTTAGCTTTATGGTGAATGTCTGTAGCTCCAGCACCGCATACCTCGCAGTTCGGATGGGCAGCAAAGTATTTCTTTCTCGCTTCACCATATTCTTTATTCAAAACCTTTCGTCTATCTGAAACTGGCTTTAACTTGCCACCCGTTTTTTTGAAACCCGTTTTTCTTCGTAACATTTAAAATATTCTGTTAGCTCTTGAAGTCCGATGGCGGCCAACTCCAACTCTTTGTATTCTGTTCTGTAGCTTGCTGGGAAGGGCTTTCCTCGCTGGTGCATGGCGGTTGGTCTTCCTGCTGCGTAGGGACTGACTTTGAGAACGTATACGCCCTCTTCGGCTTCAATGAAGACGTGCATAATTCAATTACTTTATCTACTTGTTCTTTCTTTAAAATACTTTTCGAGTTTACTTCGATTTGGTTGACGAGCGATCCTGTTACCCCGATTTTATCCCCAAGTTCCCTGACAGTAAGTTTCAGTATCCTTCTTGTTTCACGAAGCTGGTTGGCAAAAGTCTTTCGTCCAATAGAACGAATTGTGCGCGATTGCTCGTAAGCACTCATGCAACTCTCGTATGCTTCTTCTAATGGATGTTTCATTTCAAGATAGAAAGTAAACCAAGACTATTGACAAGTCAATACTTTTTTGTTACTATGATTGCTTATGGATAACACAG